AGCATTGCTTCTCCATTTACAATCGGAGAAACTGTAAAAGGTTCAACTTCAAATGCTCTTGGTATAGTTCTAAGATCAACTTCAAGCGGTAGTCCAATTTTAGTCTTTGTGCCAACAACAGATACTGCCTTTCAATCAGGTGAAACAATCACTGGTTTGACATCTGGTATAACTGCTGTTTTAGATACACTTACAGATACAAATTCAACAAACATCAAATCAAACTTTTTCTTTGATGATGGTCAAAGAGATAACTACTATGATGTCGGTAAATTAGTTCGTAAACCAAACAAACCTGTACCAAACGGTAAACTCTTGGTAGTTCTTGATTATTTTACACACGGATCAGGTAACTTTTTCTCAGTTGATTCATACACAAATCAAATTGATTATGATCAAATACCAACTTATTCTGCGAACAGAGTAGATCCGGATGAACCAGAACCAGCAGGTGAATTTGAATTAGGTGATTCAATTGATTATAGACCAAGGGTTTCTGATCGTTCATTTAGTTCTGGTTCAACAATCAATGGTATAACATACAATAGTATAATTGATTATACATTCGGTTTTAACACTCGCTTATTTTACGATAGTGCTGCAAATAAAACTGGTGCATCTACAAACGATTTATTCAAAGATGGCACAAATTTCAGTTATGGTTTTTCAAGATATCTTTCAAGAATCGATTCATTATTCTTAACGCCAAACGGTAGTATTTTGAAAGTTGTCGGAACACCTGCTGAAATTCCATTACAACCTAGACGTATTGAAAACTCAATGCACCTAGCAAATATCAATATACCTGCATATACATTTTCATTAGGTAGTGTATTCGTCAAAAGAATTGATCATGACAGATATACAATGAAAGACATTGCTGGTATAGACAAAAGGATGACAAACTTTGAATACTATACCGCATTGAACTTATTAGAAAAACAAACTGCTGACTTAGAAGTTGTCGATGGAAACGGATTTAATAAATTCAAATCTGGTTTTCTTGTTGATAATTTCAAAGGACACGGTGTCGGTGATGTTGTCCATCCCGATTATAACAACTCAATTGACTTTCAAGAAAATGAACTAAGACCTAGATTCTCGGTCAAAAACTTGAAACTTGACGAAGTTGCAACAACAACTGCTGAAAGAACAAGTGCTGGTTATCAAAAAACCGGTGACTTTATAACACTACCTTATGATCACGTAGTTATGGTTAATCAACCATACGCAAGCACAGTTGAAAAAGTGAATCCAGTATTGACTTTCAACTGGGTTGGTTCAGTAAAACTCACACCTTCAAGAGACGATTGGTTCGAAGTTGGTAAAATTGAAAAAAGAGTTTTAGAAGTTGAAGAAGGTGATTATGATCACTTACTAAAAGAACAAGGTGGATCAAAGGTAACTTATCAATGGAATTCATGGGAAACTGTTTGGTCAGGTAAAAAAATCAAAGATTTTTCTATAACACCAATTTCTGGTAGAAGAGCAAGTGTAGTTAGGTCAACCGTACAAGACATTGAAAAGCAAGTACGGGCAGGTATCAAAAGAGAAGTCAAACTTAGATTAGACGAAAGACAAGTAGGTGAAGACAAGATAATCAATGAAACGCCTATTTTATACATGAGATCAACTGATGAAATGGGTGCTGAAATTCAATTCACAGCAACTGGTCTAAAACCAAAAACAAAGGTGTTTCCTTTCTTTGATAAAATAGGTGTTACTTCATTGATAACACCAGACGGTGGGTCAAGAGGTGGCGCACTAATAACAGACGCTGGTGGTTCAGTAACTGGAACATTCCAGATACTTGATCCTAAAACCGAAGGTGTTCTAAGATTTGAAACTGGTGAAAAGGTCTTCAGATTGACTTCAAGTTCAACCAATGAAAATTCTGACACAATTGACACATTCGCAGACGGTAAATTTATTTCAAGCGGTATTTTAAGAGATGTCGGTAGAGATGTGATTCAAACCAGAAATGGCGAACTTGCAATTAGTGCTGTCACACAAAAAAGAGATCACGTAGCAAGAGAACAGAAATTTGAATCTCAAATTGGTTGGTTTGATCCATTAGCACAGTCATTTATTTCTACATCTTCAACTGGTGAATACATAACAAAAATTGACGCATACTTTGCGGCAAAAGATGACCAAAACATTCCAGTTACTTTACAAGTTAGAGAAATGCAAAATGGTTATCCAACAACAAAAATATTACCATTAGGTAAAGTTACACTACCACCAAGTAGCGTAAATACTTCAACAGATGCATCGGTAGCAACTACGTTTACGTTTGAGTCACCGATTTATCTAAAAGGTGGCAACGAATATTGCTTCGTATTAATATCTGCAAGTAACAAATATACAGCATGGATTTCAAGAGTCGGTGAAACTGACATCGGTGGCACAAGATTTATTTCTGAGCAACCTTATCTTGGTGTTCTTTTCAAGTCACAAAATAATACAACTTGGGTTCCTTCTCAGTTGGAAGACTTGAAATTTACAATATATCGTGCTCAATTTGATACATCTGCAAAAGGCGAACTTGTTTTCGATAACGCATCTGTACCAAACAAAAAACTCAATAACAATCCAATGGAATGTTTCAATGGATCAGAGACTTTTACAGGTGATAATGTTGAAACAACTTTCACATTATCAAAAACATTATCTGACTACAACATAACAAGTAGTGAATTGAGTTATTTACTTGTCGATGTCGATGGAGTTGTTACAGCACCTGCATCATATAGTAACGGTCAGATAACATTCAGTTCAGCACCAGCGAACTCTACAACTATTACAGTTCGTTATCTATTCAACAAAATAAAAGTTTATCACGAAGACCATCATATGTATCAAAGTAGTGTTCAAAACACTTCAGGTACAAAAGACAATTATGTTGTTTTTACAGATGTCGCAGGTGACAAAACAGATTCAATTATAACAATAGATAGCACAAGTGCTGATCCACAAACCAGTGCAAGTGCTTCTACAACTTTGGCGGCAGACACATCTTACATTGTACCTTCTTTGACTAACACAACTGCTTTATTCAAAGTGTCAAGTAATGGTTCTGGTGTCATTGATACAATTGAAGTTCTTAATCCGGGTTCTGGTTTCTCAGTAGGAACTACAAACCTAACATTAGACTTCTCATCAATAACAACTGATAATCCAAATAGCGTAACAACAGTTGTCGGTATTGATATTGACTCAATCGGAGACACACTGTTCGGTGTGCCAATTTCAGTATTGAATGGAACAAGCGGTTTCAAAATAAAAGATTATGGAATGGACTACTACACAATCGAAGAAGGTGTTGGTACAGGTGAAGTCAATCTTTCATCTTACATAATATCAAACTTTACAGGTGAAAAGTTAGCAGGTGGAACTTCAATCACAGCATCTGAAAATGTTCAATTCAATACATTAAAACTTTCAATACCAACTATTGAACATAACGATACATTGATTGAAACATCTATCAGATCAACTTCTGGTTTGTCACCGGGAATTTTCACAGGTTCTATTTCACAAGAATCGTTTGTAACATCTTCTAATTATACTAAGATATCATTGGATGAAGCAAGTGACTACCTATCACCAAAACTGGTAGCGTCACCTATCAATCAAGATAGTAATCTAAGTAGTAAATCACTATTTGTAAAACTATCTTTGACATCAAATACTGAGTTCTTGTCACCAATTATTGACTTGAATACAAAATCAATTGTCGCAGTTGCAAACCGCTTTTCAAATATTGATAGTTCTGCAAATGTTTATCCAAGATCATCTTATATTTCACCTACTGAACCAGAAGGTGACAGCGGTGAAACAATTTACATTACAAGAAAAGTTCAACTTGAAACACCTGCAAGAAGTATCAAAGTTTATATTGATGGACTAAGACAAACAACCAGTGAGTTTCAAGTTCTCTATAAAATTTTACATTCAGACGATACAACACCGTTTGATGAACTTGGTTGGGCATTTTTTAACAACGGTTCAACTTCAGGCACAAATTCTGACATAACTGTAAATGCAAATGAAAACTATGTCGAATATACATTCGAAGATGATGACCTTGACGAATTTATTGCTTTTTCAGTCAAAATTCGTATGCAAGGAACAAACACATCTGAAGTTCCGAAGATAAAAAATCTAAGGGTGTTGGCATTGGCAACGTAAAGGGGTTTTATGAAATACGTCGATATTGAAAATAAAGATTATCTAGTTCGAGACACATATTCAAAAGGTGTCGTGAATACAAATTATGATGCTTACAAAGCGGCGGTTCAAAGATCAGAAGAAGCGAAAAAAAAGAATGAGCAATTAGAGAGCGCAACAAAAGAAATAAATAGTTTGAGAAAAGAGATGACAGAAATCAAATCTATTCTTGAAAAAATTGCATCAAAAGAGTAAATAAATGGCAGACAGAAATACACCAGCATCATTCACATTTGAAGATTTTAGAGTTGAATTCAATGAACTCGCAACGGACGTTGGTGATATCAATGATTTACCAACAGATATTCGTTCGGTTGCCGTTTCGGATTTAGTTGAAGCAGTCAATGAAATTGTGACTTTTGTAAATGTACAACCTTCTTTTACAGCAAATACGATTGTATTTGAAGGTGCAACAGATGATGATTACGAAACAACTTTAGCAGTTACTGATCCAACAGATGACAGAACGATAACATTTCCAGATGCAACTGGTAACGTAGTCGTAGATACTGCTACACAAACACTTACAAACAAAGTTTTTTCTGGTTCATCTGAACTTTTGATAGGTGATGGTTCTACATCATTAACGGTTTCAACTAGCACAACTTTGACAAGACTCTCTTCAAGTGCATCTTCGGAATCTGCAACATTGGCAGACGTATCAAATGTCGGTCAAATAAAGATTATAATATTAGACACTGATGGCGGTGGGAATGTTACAATCACACCTACAACTTTTTCAAATGGTAGCACAATTACTATGCAAGACGCAACCGATTCAATTTCCTTAATATGGACTGGTGCAAACGGATGGACAGTTTTTGCAAATAATGGTTGTACAATTGCATAAAATTGTTTTATAAAAATATACAACTTTTATAAATAATCTTTAATGGGAGCAATCAGTAATATATTCATTGATCAGGGATCTGATTATGAAACTACTGTAACCATTACAGATAGTGACGGTGATGCGTTAGATTTATCCGGTTATACAGGTATTGCTCAAATTAGAAAAACATATTCGTCAACAACTTCGACGGATTTTACAGTTACATTCGCATCTGATAGAACAACAGGTCAATTGACTATTTCTCTTACAGACGCACAGACATCCGGATTAGAATCTGGTAGGTATGTGTATGATGTTCTGATTGCAGATACGAGCGACACGAAATCAAGAGTTGTTGAAGGGATTGCAACGGTCAATCCAAGTGTATCAAGGAGTAGTTAATGTCAGTATTAGGATCAATAAACAATCGAAAAGGTATCTCAGCATCACTATCACAAACAAACAAACCAAAACTAATTAGAATAACAGTTCCGGGACCGAAAGGTGATGCCGGTGATGCTGTTTCAATTTCCGAACTATCAGAATTAAATGATGTAAGTATAGATGATGTACAAAACAACGCACTATTACAATACAATGCTAGTAGTGGAAATTGGGAAGCAACAAATGAACTCATTGGTCTGGATATTGATACCTCACAGGGTACAGTATCTTTAGACGCTGGTGAATTCTAGTTTCAATTTTTTGTTATAAACTAATTAGTAAAAAATAAAAAAAAGGAAAAAAAAATTATGGCAGCAATAATTAAGATCAAAAGATCAAGCGGTACGAGTGCACCAAGTAGTTTGAACGCTGGTGAATTAGCGTTTACGTTTGGTACTGGTACTGGTGCAAACGCAGGGGATCGTTTATTCGTAGGTAACGGTTCAAGCGTTGATGTCATTGGCGGTAAGTATTTTACTGATGTCATTGATGCAAAAACTTCTTCAAACACAGCAAGCACACTTGTTGAAAGAGATGCAAGTGGCAATTTCGCCGCTGGAACAATCACAGCAAGTTTAACTGGTAACGTAACCGGTGATTTAACTGGTAACGCAGATACAGCATCTGAATGGGAAACTGCAAGAACCATCACACTCGCAGGAGATTTAGGTGGTAGTGTTTCAGTTGACGGTTCAGGTGACGTTACATTAACTGCTACAATCCAAGCAAATAGTGTTGCTTTAGGAACAGACACTACTGGTAACTACGTTGCTACAATAGCAGACGCTGGTAACTCAAACATTACAGTTGCTAACTCTGGATCAGAGACAGCAGGTGTAACTCTTGATTTAACAAACACCGCTGTTACAGCAGGTTCTTATGGATCGGCAACAGAAGTTCCTACTTTTACAGTTGATGCAAAAGGTCGTTTAACTGCGGCAGGCACAGCATCAATTTCAACAAATTTCGATGTAGCGGCAGATTCTGGAACAGACGATACAGTTGCAGGTGGTGAAACTCTAACTTTCACTGGTGGCGAAGGTATTGATACTGCTGTTAGCAATAACACAATCACAATTTCTGCTGAAGATGCCACAGCATCCAACAAAGGTGTTGCATCATTCGCAAGTGCAAACTTTACAGTTGCTTCAGGTGCTGTTACAATAGCAGACAGTGGCGTTGATACAACTCAATTAGCGGCAGACGCAGTTGACGGAACAAAAATCGCTGACGATTCAATCGATTCAGAGCATATAGTTGACGGATCAGTTGACAGAGCACACCTTGCCGCTGACATCGTTGACGGTACTAAGATTGCTGATGATTCAGTTGATTCTGAGCACATCGTTGACGGATCAGTTGACAATGTTCATCTAGCAAACAGTGCAATCACAATTGGTTCCGATAGTATTTCACTTGGTGGATCAAGAACTGATCTAAACGGTATCACTTCATTAGACGTTGATAACATTACAATTGATGGTAACGCAATTTCAACAACCAATTCCAACGGTGACTTAACTCTAAGTCCTAATGGAACAGGTACTGTTATTGTTTCTGGTGACTTAACTGTTACTGGCACAACTACAACTGTTGAATCTACAACTGTTACTATTGATGACCCGATTCTATCATTAGGTGATAACAACACTTCTGCTGACGCAGTTGATATCGGTTTTTACGGAACATACAACAATGGTTCAACTGAATACACTGGTTTCTTCCGTGATGCTACTGATGGTGAATACTACCTAGTAACTGGATTGTCAGGTGCACCAACAACTACATTCTCTTACACAGAGTCTACTGACTTAGCAACATTAAATGCTATTGTAGACGGTGGTACATTCTAAGAAAAATAAGAGAATAAGAGGAGTATTTTATGGCGGCAGTAATTAGATTAAAACGATCTGAAACAGCAAGTTCTGTTCCAACTACATCAAACATTACGGTTGGTGAAGTTGCGATTAATACTGCTGATCAAAAAATATACACAAGAGATTCCAGTAACAATATTGTTACATTATCCATTGCCCACCTAGTTGACGACACAACGCCGCAACTAGGTGGCAATTTAGATGTCAATGGTAATTCAATTGTATCCACTTCAAATGGAGATATCAATTTATCTCCAAATGGAACAGGATCAGTCAATGTTGATTTTCTTTCTATAAGTGATGCAACAATTTCTTCTATCAATACCGATACAGATATAATCTTATCACCAAATGGTACAGGAAATGTTGACATTCAAAGATTTTCAATAGACAGTGACACAGGAACTAGAGGTCAGATTATATCTACCGATGGTTCAGGTGCTATTGAATGGTCAGACAAAAATGTATCATATTCTGTTACGCAATCATCGCATGGTTTTTCAGTAGGTGACGTTCTGTATTTCGGTACAGGTGCTACATACGCAAAAGCGCAAGCAGATGATGCTGACACTCTTGGTTTATTTTTAGTCTCAGAAGTACATGATGTGAATAACTTTTCAGTTTGTTTATCAGGTAAAGTTACTGGATTGTCAGGTTTAAGTGCAGGTCATTATTACTTTTTGTCAAATTCGACAGCAGGTTTATTGACTCAAACTGAACCTACAAGTGGTTATAGCAATCCATTACTTTTTGCGCTAAGTGCAACAAGTGGTGTTGTTTTACCATTCAGACCAGCAGAAGCATTAGAGGATAATGACATTATTTTTCAATCAAACACAATTGCTACTGAAAATACCGATCAGGATTTAATTTTAAATCCAAATGGTTCAGGATCAGTACAAGTTAGTGGTGATATGGATGTTAGTGGCACCTTATCCGCAGGTAGTGCAACGTGGGATGGTGGTACATTCTAAATATTATGAAGGTATATCATGGCAGCAGTAATTAGATTAAAACGATCTGAAATTGCAAGCACTTCACCGACATCAAGTGATTTAAGTGTCGGTGAGGTTGCTATCAATACAGCAGATCAAAAAATATTTGTAAAGGATTCAAATAATAACATAATCACATTAGGAATATCTAATGTTATTGATGATAATATACCACAACTAGGTGGTAACTTAGATGTAAATGGAAATGATATAGTTTCAACATCAAATGGTAACATAAACTTGTCACCAAACGGTACAGGTTCGGTTGTTATTAATACTGATTTAGATGTTGATAATATAAATCTAAATGGGAATCAAATCTCAGCAACTGATGCTGATGGTGACATCTGGATTCAACAAAACGGTGTAGGTAGTATTTACTTAGACGATGTTGAAATTCAAAACGCATCTATACAAAGCAGATATGATAATGGCAGTTTTAATATAAACTCAAAAGGCACAGGTAGTTTATTTTTAGACGACCTGAAAATAAAAGATGCAACGATTGAAAGTTATGGAACAAATCAAGACATAACACTTTCACCAGACGGAACTGGTACAGTAATTATAGATACAGATTTAGAGGTTGACAATCTAAATCTAAATGGAAACACAATTTCATCAGTAAATACTGATGGCAATATTATATTGACACCAAACGGAAGCGGTATAGTGAATGCCTCGAATCTTACAATTAATTCGGCAATCACATTTCCAACTTCCGATGGTAGCGAAGGTCAAGTTCTTCAAACAGATGGAGAAGGTAACTTACAATTTGTAGATCAGTCATCTGGTGGCACAGGTGGCACAGATTTAGCAGTTACAATAGCATTAGGATAAAAAATAAAAAAAAGGAAGATAAATAAATGGCAACATCGTCGGTTTTAGTTTTCAATTCAGTACCAAGTGATAACTTATTTGAAGTTTCATCTGATCTTTCACCGCAATTAGGTGGTAACTTAGATGTAAATAGTAGTTCAATAATTTCTACATCAAACGCAAATATTAATATAACACCAAATGGTTCAGGAACAGTAGATGTATCAAAGTTGACAGTCAACTCAGCATTTACTTTACCAACTTCAGATGGTTCTTCTAATCAAGTTTTACAAACAAATGGATCAGGATCATTATCATGGGCAACAATTTCAAGCGGCGGTATATCTGATTTAGTTGATGACACTACACCACAACTTGGTGGAGATTTAGATGTAAATAGCAATTCTATTGTTTCCGCATCAAATGCAAATATTAGTATAACACCTAATGGTAGCGGTAAAGTAGTTTTAGATAGTTATATCGACATATACAGTAGCGGTTCTAGTAGTCAATCAATAACCACATCATCTGGTAATTTATTTGTATCGGCAGTAAGTGGATCATACGTTTCAGTAGGTGGTACATCAGGTGAAGCAAGACTACCAAGCAACATAAAGATAACATCAAGTGGTATAACTACAAGCACTACAAATGCTGGTATTGATATTTCACCAAATGGTACAGGTGCTGTAAATATTTCAAAACTATCTGTAAATTCTGCATTTACTTTACCAACTTCGGATGGTTCTGCTAATCAAGTTTTACAGACAGATGGTTCTGGTAACATTTCTTTTGGTAGTGTTTCAAGCGAAGGTTTTGCAATTGCTATGGGTGTTGCTCTCGGTTAAGTTATTTTATAAATAACTACATGGCAGTACCAAATACCAGAGCAACTTTCAAAGAATATTGTTTACGAGCATTAGGTAAACCAGTTATTGATGTCAATGTCGATCCTGATCAAGTAGAGGATCGCATTGACGAAGCATTACAGTTTTTTGCTCAATATCACTATGATGGTATTGAGCGAGTTTATCTAAAGTATCAAATTACATCTGCTGACATCACACGTGCAAGAGCAAACGATTCTGGCACAACTGCCACTGATACCATAGACAATTCAGTAACCGCAACTTGGTACGAACAAAATAACTGGATACCAGTTCCTGATCGTGTCGTATCAATTCTAAATGTTTTTGATTTTTCTGATAAAGGTTCAATGAATCTTTTTGATGTAAGATATCAATTAAGATTGAATGATCTTTATGATTTTTCTTCAACTTCTGTCATTCAATATGATATGACAATGAAACAATTAGATTTTCTCAATCATATTTTAGTAGGTGAAATACCTATTCGTCACAACCAACATCAAAACAGATTATACTTAGATGCTGACTGGCAACAAATCACAGCAAACGAATTTATTATTATAGAATGTTATGCTAAATTAGATCCTTCTAGTTACACAGATATCTGGGACGATATATTTCTGAAAAAATATGCAGTACAATTAGTCAAAAGACAATGGGGTTCAAACCTTATTAAATTCAACGGCGTTTCAATGTTGGGTGGTGTAACTCTAAACGGTGAAACAATTTACCAACAAGCACAAGACGAAATCAATAAATTAGAAGAACAGATACAACTTGCATACGAACTTCCACCGATGCATATTATAGGATAATATATGCCAACCAACGTATATTTTTCTACAGGCACAAACAACGAACAAAATCTATATGAAGATTTAGTCATTGAACAACTTCGTGCCTTTGGGCAAGACGTTTTGTATATGCCTAGAAAGATTGTAAACGAAGATGATCTTTTCGGTGAAGACTCAATTTCAACTTTCAATGATGCTTATCTAATTGAAATGTATGTTGAAACATATGAAGGTATGGAAGGCGAAAAAGAAATTGCAACAAAGTTTGGTTTAGAAATTCGTGATGAAATGACACTGGTTGTAGCAAGAAGACGTTGGGAACAGTTAATTTCAATGGACACAAATTTGATTTCTGCATCAAGACCAAACGAAGGTGACTTAGTATTTTTTCCAACACCTAATAAACTTTTTGAAATTAGTTTCGTTGATCATGACGAACCTTTTTATCAATTACAAAATTTACCGGTATACAAACTCAAATGTAGGTTGTTTGAATATTCAAGTGAAAGACTTGATACTGGTTATGCAGATATCGATGCAATTGAAGATGAACTTACAACTGATCAATTATTATACCAACTTGTTCTTGAAGACGGTGACAATTTATTACTTGAAGGTGTAAGTGATACACCGTATAAACTAATACAAGAAAGTTATAACTTGGATATAATAGATAAGAAAGCGCAGAACGAATTCTTTGAAACGCAAGACGATACAATTTTAGATTTTACTGAAAGTAATCCTTTTGGTGACGTAGGAGTATTATAATGATAGGGGATCATTTTTATCACGGAATAGTAAGAAAGGTTATTGTAGCATTTGGTACAATGTTTAATAATATACAAATAGTCAGAGAAGATTCATCTGGTAACGTAGTTCAATCAATGAAAGTTCCTTTGGCATATGGACCAAAGAAAAAAGCATTGACTTTATTGGCACAAAATCCAAATCAAACAAAGTCAACTGCTATTTCATTACCTCGCATTGGTTTCGAAAAAAGATCATTATCATACGATCCAGAAAGAAAACAAAATCGTATGCATAAATTAAAAGTTGCAAACGGCGCAGACAAAGCAAAAACTCAATATATGCCTGTTCCTTACAATTTGACTTTTGAACTTTTTGTTATGGCAAAAAATTCAGAAGACGCTTTAGAAATTATAGAACAAATACTACCATACTTTCAACCTGA